TTTGTTTTATATAAATTAATTTTGTTCTTTAAAGGAAGAAAGAAAGGTGGTGGCGGGAAAAACCCCCCCACTTCTTCTTCTTTTGAGAATGAAAAGAGATACTTTGAATTTATGAATGTAAATAGCTGGTATGACTTCGCTTTCTTCATGCAAGAAGCAAGAGAGAAATCATACGGAGCATTATGGGCTGGAACTGTAGCTGATATGAAGTATGCAACTCACATGGGATTATTTGATGGATTCTATGAAGACTTTGTATTACTATATAAGAAGTATCCTACAGCGTGGCTAATAGACTTTATGGACAATCATAAGACTATTAACTTAGATGGCACTTACTTCTACTTTATAGAAGAGCTAGAAGAAGTTACAGTGCTTATAGCTTTAAATACTTGGATTAAAAGAATGAGTACAGACAATAAGTTCTTATTTGAGCTTATAGACGAAAAGACTGCAGAACCAGCAGGTTTAGAAGCCTTTAAGAAAGCTTTAAGAGACTATGTGACTAATGGACTATCAGAAGCATACTCATCACCTTTCTTTATGATACATACAGAAAAGGAAAGATGTCAACTTAGATACAATCCTGATATGTTCTTAAATGTATATGAAATGGCAGCTCCTCTTAACTACGCTAATCTTACTAATATACTTGTAAGACCATTTAGAACTTATCTAACACATGTACCACAAGAAGATTCATTTACAAGACCAAAAGACTTTGTAAATAAAATAAAAGAAATAGCAAAAGAAAATGATAAAATAATAGACATAGATAGTGCTGGGGAATAACCCCAGCATACATCTATATTAAGGACGTTAGGAACTGCCTGATAGGGAATCGAACCCTAAGGTGCTTGGTCCGGACGCAGCACCGCGTACCTGCCGGCAATAGGTACCACATGCACACCCATTCATGTTTTCAGCTTTGCCAGTATAACATCCTAAGCTTATGTTATTTCAAATTTTGGACGAACGATAATGCTAGGGCTATCGACCCCTAGCCATTATCTAATCACCGGTGGCGTAATATTATATAGTGCGGAGTCGAACCACATTTCCTCTGTAACCTAGGATAGAAAGAAGCCTATATTATAATGTGACCCAGTATACCAGCACACTATAACATAGCACCTGCACAACCGCTCAGGTTTCGTATATAACTTACACTCTTCGTACTCTAATGTTGTGTAATTTTGGCGGACAGGGAATACCCCTGTCCATATTATATTACGGATATCGGAGGGATTTGAACCCTCGGGGCGTCGACATGACCCAACATCATTCGCGACTAATGTTATACGGTAGCCACACGTATTTCGATATCATATAGATGTTTCATAATTTTTAAGCTGAGAATAAGGCTGGGCATTACCCCAGCGATATTCCGTCCTTTGCAAATTTTACGCATCAACGTAAAAGGTAATTAAGACGACACGTACATATTATTCTTTATTTTAATATTTTCGGAGAGTGATTATATAAAAACATAATCAACTACATTCGTGTTATTTTAATTTTAAACAATGGTTGTGCTGGGGTTACCCCCAGCTCGGTTTTCCATATAAAGTAATAGTTATGATACATTTGTAAAAACAGAAATTCGTGAGTGACAATAAATGTCAGAAACTCTTTTGTCACTATAATATTTCTAAATGTATTGGCGAATGCGACACGCACCTAAACTTAATATAATATAAAAGGATTTTAATGAAAAAATCTTTATTTCTAAACGAATGTTACTTCTTTCACTAACAAATTTATAGCAAAAAAGGAGGTGTAATCCTATGGTAACTAATGAAGAATATGAGCACAAAGCACATATGAATACTATGGATTTCTACACAAGAGCAGATGCAGCTCACATGGGAGACCATATAGAACTTGTAAAGAAAAGAGCTCTTGATATGTATATGTGGCTTAAAGATAAGAAGAAGATAGAAGCTGATTTAAAATGTGTAATACTTGCGGCTAACTTCCACGATGCTGGTTCTTGTATACAAAGAGAAGACCATAATATAATGTCGTGTAAGTTATTTAAAGAAGGTAAGCTAACTGAGGGTATAGAACTTACTAGCAGTGAAAAAATTATAATAATGAATGCTATACTACAACATTCATCTCACTTTGAAGATAACTATTTCTCAATAGAAGCTGAGATAGTAGCATCAGCTGATAGAGATGAACCTGACATATATAATATACTATCACGTAGTGTAGACTATGGTAAAAGATATAACCCAGATAATGTAGTAGATAGTGTAGCCAAGTACAATATAAAAAGATATGCTAGTTTTCCTAGTAAAGAATATAGAGTTCCAGATTGGCACTTTGAATACTGGGAAGATAAACTAGGTAAAGATATATGGAATGAAATTAATACATTTTTCCAAAACGAAGAAATAGTCAAGAAAGTCTGTAAGCAAATATATGACAATGTATCTGAAAATGAGGTAAGGAAAACTATTAGAGATTATATCCATAAAGATACGCATAATATATACAATGAGTCTTTATGGAAAAGGTTTAATTAAAGGAGTGATTAGTAATGAATATCGACTACATAAGAGACAAGGATAAAGAGCATTATATAAAAGATTTCACAGGAACTTATCGTGAAATAAAGAAATGGTATAGAGAAATTATTTATAATAAGAAAGGTCAAACTATATATTCAAGACTTGTAGATTATAGAACTGGAGCTACTGTAATAGCATTAGGTTCTATATGTGATGAACCTTTAGCATATAGAGTTAAGCTAACTTGTCCTGACACATCTCAAGTGCTTCTTAAAAGAACTGACTTTAAAGATGCTAAAGGAAGAGTTATGGCTTCAAGAGTTAAATGTTGGCTTGTTATATTTTATATATCTAAAATCAC